CGGGCGGTTGCGAGCGTGCCGTCGCGGGTGGCTTTGTGCAGGCGGCGCTGGCCGAGGGCCTTGAGGAACTTCGTCGAGAGGTCCTCCTCTTCGCCGTCGGTGTCGCCACCGTCGACCTGGGATGTGTCGGCCTTGCCGGCGGCCACGCGGTCGATTCGTTCGTCGATCGATTCGACTTGCTCGCTCAGGTCGCCGACCGCGTCAGCGGTAGTTTCGACGGCCTTGAGCATCTGTTCAGCGGGGGTCGTGTCGTTCTGGTCAGTCATGGGTTGCGATGTCGTTGACTTTGTCGAGCACATCGCCGAGGCGGTCCTCGTCGACGTCGCTCAGGATGTCCGCAGCGGATTCCGCCGCCTTCGTTTCATCGTCCGATACATCTTCGTTGCCGGCCGCGGCTTCGTGATCGTCGCCGTCGCCGTCCTCCTCACCGAGGCGTTCGTCGACGATCTCCACGCGAGCCTCGAGTACCGAGTCGACAACACCGGAGGCGACGTCGCGGTTGTCGTCGATGCCGTCGATGCCGTCCTCGGCAGCCAGTCCGTCGAGGAGTGCATCACGCGTGTCGCCACCGAGGATGACGCCGGCGACGGCCTGGCTGGCCTCTTCGGCGGTCATCTCTTTGGCGGCCGACTCCGCCGACTCGGCGGGCCCGTCCGCATCGGTGGCCTTGTCGGCGTCGGCATACGCACCGTGATCGCCGCGCTCGTAGTCGTCGTTCTTGTCTTCGTGATACGTCCGCGCCGCTGGCGAGTGCCGATCAACGCCGGCGTCCTGGAGCAGGTACTCGGCGTCGTCGTGCATCTCCTTGGCCAGGGCGATGTTCCGAGAGGAGAGCGTCCGACCCGCCTTCTCGGCGTCGTCACCGTCGTCAGCCGCGTCGGACTTGGCCGCCTCGGCCTCGTCGTCTGCCGTGCCGCCAAAGCCGAGCACGGACTTGAGCCGGGCCCCGAGCGTGGCGTCATCGACCTCGTCGAGTGACTTGTCGGCCGATTCGTCGTCTGTGGTGTCGCTGTTGCTCATTGCATTGTTGGTGTCAGATTCCACACCGGAGTTACCGCCGGCATCGTTGGCTTTCGATTCGTCTTTCCCGAGCTGGTCGCGGCAGATGGCGATCGCCTCGGACTCGCTCATGCCGGGGTTGTCCTCGAGCACCGAGTCCTTGCAGTCTTTGACCTCGGGGTCGAGTTCCTGTTTGGTTTTCTCAACCGACTGCATGTAGTCCCACAGCCGCCGGGCGTCCTCCTCGGAGTGGCCACGGCCCCGCATCACTTCGACGAACTCCTCCTCGCCGTCGACGTCGGCCATGATGTTCTTGCCGAGGGATTTGACGACCGCCATCTCGGCCCTGGGGACCGCCGGCGTGTCGACGTCCGAGACTTCGTCGATCTCGGAGTCGCGGATGCGCGTGGTCGACTCCCCGGTCGGGACGCCCGGGCCGTAGGAGACTCGGCCGGGAGTTCGTCCGGCGCGTACGTCTCCTCGGCATCTTCGGGAACGCGACCGCCGATCGATCGGCCCGCGAGGACGCCGTCCTTGACGAGTTGCCACAGGTCGGGATCGTCGTAGTGGCGCTCCTCGATCCAAGTCCCGGCCGGGTACTCCTCGCCGCCGAACGTTTCGGGCTCCTCAAGGAGGTAGTGCTCGCTCTCCGCAGCACCGTCCGGGAAGACGGCGTGCATCACGCCGATGTCGGCGTCGGGGTTGAACGCCCGCTCGATGTCCTCCGGTGCGAACCAGTCCAACTGGTGGTCGACCTCGTTGGGAACGAGCACCGCCGAGATGGCGACCTGCTCGTCGTCGTCCTTTTCGACGACGTTGACCGTCTTGCTAAAGTGTCGTGTCATGGTTATCGTATCCAGATCCGTTCGCCCTCGAGGACGGCCTCGAGTTGTTCCTCGGTGAGGTCGTCAGCGAAGATCGGGTTTGGGACACAGCGACAGTTGGCGATCTGCCCGACCGGTGCCGACGGATCGCCCGGATGCTCGAGGTAGATCCCACCGACCTCGAACGACTGGTCGACCGCGACGACCTGGCCGTCCGCTGCGGCGTGATCGTCACGCATCCGGCCGTCGCCGGCCGCCAGCCACTCCTCGCCGACGACGCTGTCGGCATCCTCGAACGCCGAGTGGCTGCCAGTGTTCGACGTCGATATCGTGCTCGTTCGCGCTGCCCGCTCTGCGACGTAGTCCTCGAGTCGGCCCTCGAACAGTTCGTCGTTGAGGCGGTCGGCGATCTCGTCGATCGACAGGCCGTCTTCGTGAGCGCCCCGTAGCCACCGCGTCGCGTCCTCGGTGATCGTCTCGAGCGTCGACCCGGCGGCCTCGTCGACCCAGTCGTCGATCCGATCGAGCGTACGATCGGGGACGATGTCGAACGCGACCTCGAGCTGGTGGCGGCGGGCGGCAACCGCCCGACCGGCCTCGGCGCCGCGCCGGCCACCCTCGCGGAAGACTGGCGTGAACTCGTCGACGCGACCGTCCGTGAGGAGGCCGATCCGCTCGCGGATCGACTCGAGTGACCGCAGGTCGTCCGGGTCGGCACCGGCGACCCAGCGTTCGATATCGCTCTCGATCGGCTGTAAGGCGTCGCGGTACTCCGAGAGCATGAATTCGAACGCCTCGCGCTCCTCGGGGCTAAGGTCCTGCTTGGTGAGGAGCCGTCGCTTCCGAGCAGTCTGGATCGGAGCGGTGCAGGCCTGGCACATAGTTGGGTCAGTCGTCGGCGTTCGCGCCGGTCTGAATCCGCTGGGCCGCGACCTCGCCGTTGATGGCGCCGTCGATCTCGTCCTCGAGAGCCATCGCGAGCGGGCTGTCATCGCCGCCGACCTCCGAGAGGAGCATGTCGGCGACCGATTCGTCGGCCTCGGTCTCGACCGGGAACAACTCCAGCGCCTGGGCGACCGTCAGTCCCTCGCCGACGCTTTCGACGACCGTGGCGCCGATGTCGGTCTCCTGGACCTCGTCGCGGATCTCGCCCTTCTTGAACGAGAGTTTCCAGTCGTGGACGTCCAGGATCTGCTGGTGGATTGTCCGGTAGATGCGCTCCTCGCGTCGGGACTGGTTCGGCCCGATCACCTCCTCGTCGAGTTCGCGGAGTGCCTCGCGGGTGTTGGTGTTGGTGGCGCTGTGTTCCCCTAAGGCCGCGAGTGGCACCTCGTGTGCCCGAGCGATGTCGCGCATGTTCCGCTCGCGGTAGGCGCCGAAGCTCTCGTCCTCCTCGTTGAAATGCTGGGCTGGCTCGAGCCGGATCGAGACGTCGCTGCCACCATCGCCGTTGAAGTCCGCTTTCTCGGCGAGTTCCTCAGCCTCGAGGTAGAGCAACTCAGGATCGTCCGACTGGCGCATCTCGTCGAACCACCCCTCGAGGTTCGACCGCGAAAACTCGGTCAGTTGTCCGCCCTCGACGATCAGCGCGTAATCGATCATCAAATCGTTACGCAGCCGCTGGCCGTTGAACCGGCGGGCCTCGGTGTCGTTGAGGATGGTCTGGACCTCCGATATCCAACCCGGGATGCCGTAGCCGTTGACGGCGTTCGGGTGCCAGTTGGGGTAAAACAGGATTTCGTTAGCCGGCGTGAAGCCCTCCGGAAGGTCGGTGCCAGGGCCTTCGAACTTGTCGCCGCTGTATTTGTCGACGTAGACCTCCTCGTCGCCGTCGTCCGGATGCCGATCGCCCGCCTCGGCCAGGAAGACCGTCTTCCCGTCGCGCTTGTGGACGTAGCCGTGACCGGTCGTGTCGTCGCCCTTGCGCTTGCGGATCGACTTCGCGGGAACGTACGCGAGACCCTGGGGCTCGAGGTCGGCGCCGGAGTACATGATTTCGATGGCGTCCCAGCCGATGCCGTGGTGGTCCTGGGCGGCCTTCTCAAGGACCTCGTCGGGCGTGGCGTGGGACGTCCCGGTCGGGCCGAGTTTCCACGTCGTGTCGGTGCCGAACCAGAACTCGCGGGCCCGTTTGTACTCCTCGTCGCTGGCCTCGTCTTCGGTGAGGTCGCCGTATGGGACGAGTTCGAACCCGAAGCCGACCTCGCGGCGGGCCTTCTTCGTGACACACGCAGAGTGCGTCCCGCTGACCTCGAGGAGGCCAGCCAGGTGGTACGGATCGTACGGCGGGTTAAGGCCGCCGCCGACGGTCGTCCCGACGTTGCGATCGGGGAGCTGGTCGGACTCGGCGGCCTTCTCGAGGAGTTTCGAGACGCCCCGGACCGGCTTCGAGCCAGTCGAGACGATGCCGGAGTTGGTGTCGCCACTCATTTTTGAATCACTCC